ATTAAGACTGCAGGTAATTATTATAATCTTCGCTGTCCTATGGATGGTGAATACAAAGTTGGGAGGGATTGGAGTGAGACACATTAATGGACATAGTTCTAGTAGAAAAGGAGACTTAGCAGAATTTTACGCAGTAACTTGGCTTTGGGATAATGGATATGAAGTCTTTAAGAACTGCGGTTGTGATGGACCTGTAGATTTAATTGCGACTAAAGATGGAGAAACTACCATGATTGATATAAAGACAAGATCAAATGGAGGTTCTAATAGTTCTACAAGAAGATCAGATGTACAAAAAGAAATGAACGTACAAATATTACTTTACTTGTCAGATACAAGAGAGTTAAGATTTGTAAATCATAAGGACTAAATATGACAGATAAAAAATTAGATACATTAATTGAAGACATATACAGTACCTTGTCTGTACTAGGCGAAGGTGAAGCTCTTGATGTAAGTGAAGAAGTACTAGACGAGTTTGGTAACTCTATGAAAGAAGCACTACGTCATTGGGCTACACCTAAGTCAAGAGATAAAGAAACTCTTAGAATGTCTAACATAGGTAAACCTTTACGACAGCTTTGGTATGATATGAAATCAGAAGGTGAGGATACACAGAAGCTTGATCCACATATCTTTATAAGATTTTTATATGGACATATCTTAGAAGAAGTTATGTTATTCTTGGTAAAACTTTCAGGTCATGAAGTTTCTGATGAGCAGAAAGAAGTTAAGGTTAGTAATGTTCAAGGACATATGGATTGTAAGATTGATGGTGAAGTTGTAGATATAAAAACTGCATCTAGTTTTGCATTCAGGAAGTTTGCGAATGGTACGTTAGCAGACGATGATCCTTTTGGATACTTAACACAACTGTCAGGATATGAGGAAGCAGAGAAGACAAAGGCAGGTGGTTTCCTTGTAATGAATAAGGAGAGTGGTGAGCTAACTTTACACAGACCTAGTTTCTTTGATAAACCAAATGCAAAGAATAGAATAAGAGAGGTAAAGAAAGCTCTTAAGCTTGACAAGCCGCCTGAATTATGTTATACTACTATACCTGAAGGCAAAGCAGGAAACATGAAACTTCCTAGAGGTTGTACTTATTGTAGGCATAAGAATGAATGTCACAAAGATGCAAATGATGGTCAAGGTTTAAGAGTCTTTAAATATTCTAAAGGTCTTATGTACTTAACTAAGGTAGTGAAAGAACCTAACGTGCAGGAGATAACTAGAAAATGAATGGTAAACAATCAAAACGAATAAGGCAACATGCTAAACTTATGTTGCTTGATTGGTTAAAAGATATGGTTACTCCTGAAGAAGCGGAGGCTATCAACGAAAAGAACTTTAAGGATTACTTACCTAAAGAAGGACATGTGTTTGCAAATAGAAAGTTTTTATTGTCAGCATATAGTTTTAAATGGTTTGTAAAGAAGATTAAAAATATAATTAAAAAGGAGAACAAGGATGTCGAATCAATTCGATTTGAAGAACTACTCAGAGATGGAAGAGAATGATATAATGCAACAAGATTTAGCTACTATGATAATAGTGTTAGGTAGTTTTTTATATGCGGGAGGATCACTAGATGAAGTAGATCATTTTGTTTTAGATAGGATGGCAGAACTTATAGACAATCGTTTAGATGGTATACCTGAAGATGCGAGTATACATTAATGAGAGGATATAGAAAACCTAGAAAGCCTAGACCTATAGAGAAAGATGTTCCTAAAGGATATGATTCTAATTGGGAATACAAATTACATACTGAACCTCTACAGGATTGGGATCATCATAGTGATAAGATTAACTACACAGTTGAACACACCTATGAGCCTGACTTCAGAAGAACGATTGATGGTACGGAATATCTTCTTGAAGCTAAAGGAAGGTTTTGGGATTACGCAGAGTATAGTAAATATGTTTGGATCAGGAAGAGTTTAAAACCTAATCAAGAATTAGTTTTCATATTCTCTAAACCTGATGCGGCTATGCCTGCAGCAAAGAAAAGAAAGGATGGTACTAAACGGAGTCATGCAGAGTGGGCTGAAGCTAACGACTTTACTTGGTACTCAGAATATAATTTACCTAAAGAATGGATAGCAGAATATGGAATATAAATTTGATGAAAACATAAACTTAAGAAGTGTACATCAGTACATTGATGATACTTATACACAGCACTACGCTCATTCAAAGTACCAAGCAACCGATATGATTATTGATGCAGGTCATGGTGAAGGTTTTTGTATAGGTAATATAATGAAGTATGCTATGAGATATGGTAAGAAGAATGGTAAGTCAGATAAAGACTTACTTAAAATTATACACTACGCACTGATTGCATTACATTTAAATGACAAGGAGGAAGGCTAATGGTCGAAGACAAAGTAGGCAAGAAGCCTTACTTAGGTATAGTTATAGACTATGATAAGGAAAAGAAACTAGACAAGTTTAGTTTAGATACATTAAAGGATAGATATTTTTGGGAGGAAGAGACTCATGCTCAAGAAGCTTTTGCGAGGGCTAGTGTTTTTGGGGCTACTTATAAAGGTGAGACTGACTTTGATCTTGCACAGAGACTTTATGAGTACAGTTCCAATCTATGGTTTATGTTTAGTACTCCTATACTTTCTAACGGAGGAACGACTCGTGGCTTACCTATTAGCTGCTTTCTCAACTACGTACCTGATAGTAGGCGTGGGCTATCTGATCACTATGATGAGAACATATGGCTCGCGAGTTCAGGTGGAGGCATTGGTGGATATTGGGGAGATGTTAGAAGCAATGGTATTGGTACTTCTAACCATTCTCGTTCTACTGGATCAATCCCATTCATGCATGTAGTAGATTCTCAAATGCTTGCCTTTAATCAGGGAGTAACTAGACGTGGTTCATATGCTGCTTACATGGATATATCACATCCTGAAGTAGAAGAGTTTATAAACATGCGTAAAGAATCAGGCGGGGATATAAATAGGAAGTGTTTAAATATACATAACGCTATTAATATTACCAATGAATTTTTGGAAGCAGTCAAAGAAGATGAAGACTGGAGACTGATTGATCCTAAGAGTGGTGAAGCAGTTAAGATTGTAAATGCTAGAGATTTATGGTGGCAGATGTTAAATGCTAGAGCAGAGACAGGCGAGCCTTACATGATAAATATAGATACATGTAATGAGCATCTACCTAAACAACAAAAAGATTTAGGACTAAAAGTAAATCAAAGCAATCTATGTTCTGAAATAGTATTAGCTACAAATGAAGAACGTACAGCAGTATGTTGTTTGTCGAGTGTAAATCTAGAACACTTTGACAAATGGAAAAAGAATGAACAATTTATAGATGATCTAATTACAATGCTTGATAATGTATTAGAACATTTTATTGAAGCTATTGTAGACACCAGTAAGCTAGGTGGTTACAGTGCAAATTTTGAGAGGTTTAAAAAATATGTTAGAAAAGAAAAAGAAGGACTACTTAAAGCTGCTTATTCAGCGTATAGAGAAAGGTCGGTGGGTCTTGGAGCGATGGGCTTTCATGCTTTACTCCAAAGCAAAGGACTACCTTTCAACGGGCTACGATCTACTAGTATCAACAATGTCGCCTTCTCTCACATCAAAGAGCGATCTCTCGAAGCTACTAAAAGATTGGCTAATGAACGTGGGGAAGCTCCTGACATACATGGTAGCCATAAGCGTAACGCTCATCTTTTGGCTATTGCTCCTAATGCCAGTAGTAGTATTATATGTGGCGGTACTTCCCCTAGTATTGAACCATATCGTGCTAACATATATACGCACAAAACTTTATCAGGTTCGTACCAAGTTCGAAACCAATACTTAGATAAGGTTCTTAAAAAGAAAGGTTTAAATTTAGATGAGAGAGAACAGATATGGAGAGACATGACTGCTGCGAATGGATCAGCACAAGGTATAGATGTTCTTACTGAAGAAGAAAAAGAAGTATTTAAAACAGCTACAGAGATTAATCAAATCTACTTAGTTGAACATGCACATATGAGACAAGCTTATGTATGTCAAAGTCAAAGTGTAAATTTATTTTTCACTATGCCTAAAGCTACTGAGCCTCAATCAGTTCATGATGAATACTTACAATATGTTAACGATGTTCATTGGTATGCGATGAATAAATTAAAGTCACTATATTATTTTAGATCAGATGCTGCTCGTAGTGCTGAGAATGTAAATGTTAAAGTACAAAGAGTTAAGCTTGAAGATGTAGAATGTTTAAGTTGTGAAGGATAAAATATGACAGAAGATAAATTTGATAATATGTACGAAGGAAGATTTGATGCCTTACAAAAAAAGTATGAAGCTGAAATAGCTATTGCTAAATCAGAATTAAATACATACTTCTCGTTAGGTATGGGAGTAGCAGAACATCCCCATATAATCGAGTCTATGGATTTACTTTTAGATAAGATGGCAAATGCACAAGAGAAACTAGACTTACTACTTAAGGAGTTTTAAATGGCACATTCCACATTTCGTCAGTTCTGTACTAGAATGTACCTAGACTATTCAGATGAGTTTAGTTCATGTGGTTCGGAAAGACTAAGTGAAAAAGAATATATAAAACAATATAACGAATGGCTACTAAAAAAGTATGCCGAACAAGTGGAGAAAAGCAATGAGTTTACTAAGTAACAGAGAATATTATAAACCCTTTGATCATCCTTGGATGTTTGAAAAGTATGTAGAGCAAAACCAAATGCATTGGTTACCTGAGTCTGTACCTCTACATACAGATGTGAAAGACTGGCAAGAACTTACGGATGAAGAAAAGAATTTATTAACACAGATATTTAGATTGTTTACACAGTCTGATGTAGATGTAGGATCAGGATACATCGATAAATACATGCGTATATTTAAGAAACCTGAAGCACGAATGATGATGTGTTCCTTTGCAAACATGGAGTCTATTCATCAACATGCTTACAGTTTACTTTTAGATACAGTTGGTATGCCTGAAATAGAATACAAAGCTTTTGCTGAGTATGAAGAGATGGCAAACAAGCATGACTACATAAAAGACTTTAAACCTACTAGGCGGGATAAGCAGGCTATCGCAAGAACACTTGCAGTTTATTCCGGATTTACAGAAGGCTTACAACTTTTTAGTAGCTTTGCAATCTTGTTAAACTTTCCTAGATTTGGAAAGATGAAAGGTATGGGGCAGATAGTTACCTACTCTATACGTGATGAATCATTACACGTAGAAGCTATGACTAAACTGTTTCGTGAATTTATACAAGAGAACCTAGACATATGGACAGACGAGTTTAAGAAAGAACTCTATCAAATATGTAGAGAGATGGTCGAGTTGGAAGATAAGTTTTTAGATTTAGTATTTGAAATGGGAGACATGAAAGGACTTACAAAGAAAGATATGTATGCTTACAATAGATATATTGCAGACAGAAGGCTATTACAACTCGGATTAAAAACTAACTTTGATCAAAGAGAGAACCCCTTACCTTGGCTTGATGAAGTACTAGGTGTTGAGCATCAGAACTTCTTCGAAGGTAGAGCAACAGCTTATATGAAAGCAGGACTCAGAGGTAAGCAAGACAAAGTAACATTTACGGAGATATAAAATGAAAGCAACGGAAGCGAATATATTATCCTTCCATATACTTTTCGATAGTAAAGGTAGACTAATGACAGAGACAAGCGGCTTACCTTTACACGAAGCTAAGAAAGTTTTTAAAGGTTACGATTTAAAAATAATAGAAACTATAATCAGAGAATCAAGGCAGAAGATATTAGATATACACAATCAGTTAGAGTCTGAGTTAGATGCCTTGAACTCTACAATTAATTAAAATAAGGAGACACATCATGGAATGGTTTGAGAATAAAACTACACAGCTTATAGCATTGGTTAGTATAGTTGCAACCCTAGCAGGTTTTGGATATACTGGTGCTACCTATGTAAATAGGTTAGAGAATCTTGAAGCACAGATCGGTGGTATTGGAGATACAGAAACAGCACAGCAAGCAATCGAAGAAAGGTTTGCAGCTATTGAAACATCTGTTGATTATATCAATAAGAGTATTGATGAAGGTATAAATCCTTCGTTGAAAACTATTGCTGAATCAGTAAACGGTGATCGTCAAGATATCATTGCTTTAGAATCTGAAGTAAGATTCATACAAGATGAGATTGATAAGATATTAGAGGATAATAAAAATCCACTAGCTAATTAAAGATTAGGCTGAAGACTTTGCAACTCGTTTAGTTTATTTAGATTTACACTAGACAGCCCATTAAAGGCTCTTGTGTTATCATCTAAAACTACATCGGTATATATTGCTCTTGGTTCATACCAAGTATCTTGTTGCGGGATACTTAAATCTCGATAGGCATCAAAGCCTACAACGTATCCCAAGTATGCTACTAGAGTAGACTCATCAGAGTATTGTCCAGTTTCTTGTTGCTCGGCTTCAGCTTGCTCTTGTTGTTCCTGAATATTTTGAGCAACAATCTGATCAGCAATTTGATCGGCTTCACTTACTGTCATAACTCCTGATATTGCAGTATTAATTTCACCTTGCATATCTTGTACCTGTACATCAGCCATCGCAACCTGTGGAGTTCCGTCTAGATCAGGCATAATATTTATAGTTATACTGGATGTTGAAGACGTGTCTACATCTGAACTCATAGATAAAACTTGTTGGTTTTGTGCTGATGCAGATACAACTTGATCAGAAATACTAGGCGAGCTTGTCGTACTTATCCCACCAGTAGATGACATAGACGAGCCTGAAGCCCCACTTGTACTATTACTAACTGCAGCTACTGATGAGTTTCTATTCGTTCCACCAGAGCCACGTATGGAGCTAGAAACACTATTCCTAGCAGACTGTATAGTACTAGCTACAACGTCTAGTGCAGATACTCTTACTGAGCTTTTTTCTTCGTTGACTTCTTCCGTACTTTCTTCTTCGGCTTCGGCATATAACTCTTCAGGTTCTTCTTCCATGATTTCATCATCTTCTTGAACTTCTTCCAGTTCTTCTTCAAACCACTCTTCGATTTCTTCCAACGCTTCAACAAGTTCTTCTTCATCTGTTTCATCATTTCTAAGTTCATCTTCTAATTCCTCTCTTATAATTTCAAATTCAAATACTTCTAATAGATCAGGTGTATGTGTAATTAGAATAGGATCATCAAGTATATCAAAGCTTACTAAGTATTCTTCTTCTATACTTGGCAGAGCTTCGTAAGACTCTTCAATAAATATTTCTTCAAAGTATATTTCCTCTTCTTGTATGTCTTCAAACATAATAACAAACACTTCTTCTTCATATATATCTTCAATAAATATATAATCTTCGATAGGTTCTTCGTACCATTCCTCTTCAAATATAAACTCTTCGTAGTACTCTTCTTCTTCATAGCCATAGTCAAAATCATCTTCAACATAATAAGCTATCGATTGTTCTTGTTGATAACCTGCACAGAACGGAGCATACTGTGGGTCTTCAGCACACTGTTGGTCGTCATAAGCTTCCCAATATGAAGGGCATGCCATATCATATAAAGCATCTAAGTCACATTGCTGTGTTAAATAAGCTGCCGCATATCCTGCACAACTAGAATCATTCAATGGATCACTACAATCTATACTGTTCCCTGAACCTACACCATATAAACTACCACCATTCTCTAATGATGTATTACTAGCTGTACCATTCCAATCTGTATTTACACATGTACCTGCAATGTTTGTTGTACCTGTATTACATTCATCATGAAAAAGGTACTGATAGTATTGTGATGTACTTCCCTGCTCACCAATTAAAACATCATGCTGTATAATATCTAATGCACCATATCTATATTCAAATGTATTGTTGGTCCAAAGAATAACTTCAAAGCTGTTATCAGTATTATTCCTGTTGTATTCTTTTAAATTATACCAACCAAAAACTGCTTTATCACTAAAGTTCTTGGCAAGCATTTTAGATTGATTGTCTCTGATTAAGTCTGTCCAGAATACAAACATAGTATTAGTGTACTGAGGAAGAGGATCAGGCGTATAATCACCACAATAGTTATTGTAATTTACATTACCTGTACCTAAACCAAAATGCAGACACCCATTTGTAGCCATACGTGCTGAGTCATAAGCAGTACCATAGAAAGTAAATGAATTGTCTAGATTAAATGCTGCAGATAACTGATCGTCACCTGAGTTTAGGTTAGTAGTTCCTGTTTGATTTGTAAGGTCAATTAAAGATTGATTGCCTTCGTAGATATATGCAGAGCTTACAAGTGTACTAAAACACAGTAGACTACTGGCTATAAAATTCTTTAGCACAGGTACGTCCTGATTTCTTTTTACCGTTTGAGTTTCGTTGTGTCTTACAATGTGCCACGTATTTATCTTTGAGTTCTGCGTAGTCTGGTCTGTCGTGTCTATTTTCTTTCCAAGCTTTTGCAGCTTCTTTACCTATCTTACCTTGATAAGGACATGGAGTTCCTGCCATTTCCATAGCACTAAATACTCGTGGGTCTTGACAAAGTATAGACACAGACGCAACTTTCATTCCTGTATCATATAAGTATTTAGAAAGCTTTAGACGTTCACAGTTTTCGTCACGTACTGCCTTCCCTCCTGACAATCCAAATACCTGCCCCTGAAAAGCACCTGAGACTCCTGTGGTACATAGGTCTTGAGAGTAAGACATGATACTAGGAGCAATAGCAGAAGCCGGAGGGGCTTTGGTTTTAACATTCTGATTTATATTCTGGGTAGAATTTGATTCGTTAATATTTCTGTTAGTATTATCAGATACGGTATTGTTGTTATTGGTATTATTATTCGTGTTATCAGTTGTGACATTAGATTCGGAAGTCGATTGATTTACATTTTTGTTTGTATTGTTTGTAGTACTAGTCGAGTTTGACGTGTTTACGTTAGTGTTTGTATTATTAGATGTGCTTGTTGTTGTGTTCGTAACATTCTGATTTACACTAGAGTTTACTGTACTAGTCGAAGTGTTTGTGTTTACGTTAGTGTTCTGATTAGTAGCAGTAGATGTATTTGTATTTACATTCGTATTACTGTTTGTATTTGTACTAGTATTTGTATTCGTATTTGTATTGGTATTAGTATTAGTATTTGTATTTGTTGAAGTATTTGTGTTAGTGTTTGTGTTTGTATTAGTATTTGTATTGGTGTTTGTATTAGTATTTGTATTTGTATTAGTTGTAGTCGTAGTATTAGTTGTCTCTAAACTATTCTGTTCGCAGTATTGTTCACCTGCTGTACAATCACCTGTCTGATCTGAGTAAGCTACAGATGCAAACAATGATAAAATTAGTGTGCCTAATAATTTTTTCATTACTCTCCAATTTTAAGGTGCACTTTTCTTGTGAAGCTAACAATAGCGTTCTTTGAATTACTTCTTAGTTTTTTGTACTGTTAGAAAAAGTAATAGTATCCCGAAACTATTACATATGCCCAACAAACTATACATACAACGCAGACACTACTGGTCACTGCTTTCAGTTTATTTACACTCCTTCTTATTAAATTCATTCCATCTTAGGAATTCTTTGGTTTCTAAATCCCAAAACAATCCTTTGTAACAATTATCGTCTTGCGATTCTTCTTCTTCTTCTGCGAGTCCGTACCAATTCCAACGTCCGTCCTCGATAACGTCTTTTAATTTCTGTTTCATTAATCCGATTTATGTGATGCTCCAAAGTAAAAGCTAATCACTGCTGATGCCAATCCACCTAGATATCCTAAGACTAGGTTTATCAAGGCTTCTGAATTTTGCTCTGGAGGTTGAAGGGTTACTAAAAATATATACCCCATAAATCCACCAACTACAGATACACCTACTATTCTAGCTGTCCAGTCTTTACTAAAAGCCTTCCTAGCATCTTGTGTATCACCTACTTCTAACTTAAATACATCAACATCGAGTTCTTTCATTTGAAGTTCAAACTCTTGTTCAGCTTTTTTAAGTTCAAGCATTTGTTCTGGTGTAGCTTCTTGTATAGCTTTCTCAATAGCCTTTGGTGTATTAGGTACTCCTAACACATCCGCTATCATGTTTGCAGCCATACCACCCATTGGACCGCCTAGAGCAGTACCTATTGTAGGTGCAACCGCTCCTACTAGATTCTTTAACATATCTTTCATGCTTCTTCGTCCTTATATATAACTTCCATTAAGTCTTCAAACATATTTCTAAAATCGTCTAGACTCATGAAGGGCATATCTTGTTTTATTTGATGTAGACAATATTGCCTATAGCATCCTTCTAGTTGATCCTCTAAGTACAATATCATTATACGGTCCTTATTTTAATTTGTCAATAGCTGTAACAAAATCTTCTACTCTAACTGGTGTTTGTTCTTTCCATTTAGATTGTCCATCCTTTCCAGAGCCTGTTGAGACTTGTTTTATAGCCTCATCGTAGTCTTTACTAGCCAAGGCTCTATAGGCTGACGGGAACTTATCCATCCATCTAGTGCCTAGTTGAAAGTTTACTGAGCCTAGTGCAATTATAAAGTCTGTATCTTCTATCCCAAGGTCTTGAATCTGTTGTGCTGCAGCCTCCCATGCTTTCACAGCATCTTGTTCTAACCATGCATTTCTTTGTTCTTCGGAAACCTGATCACCTACTTGGTATACTTGACGTTCTCTTTCTGTCAAGAGATGTCCAACACCACAGGTAGGTTTGCCTAGTGTATCAAGGTATACGCATTCTTCGTTACCTTCTCTAAGTTCAAGGTGTTCTAAGTAGTCGTTGTATTTCATGATCCTAACATTTTGTAAATTAAATGTTCTTCAATTTCATCGGTAGCTAAACCACCATCATTAAAGTTAAATTTCTTACCCTCACCTTTTTTGAAAAATCTATCTATTTCAAACTGTTTGTCTGTTGGTTTAGTTTTTTTAATATTTTTTGCAAGAACTAATGGACCAATCTGTATTACTTCAGATGCAGAAACTACCGGATCACCTGTTGCTTTTTCATAAAAGTAACTGTGTCTATATGGGTTAAAACCAACCTGTGTCCACTCAGGATCATTTAAAAGTTCTTTAGCTTTTTTGTTTAAAAATTCAGGATCGTGTTTTTTCCACTTACCAAACATTCTTCCTATAGTACTTTTAGGTTTACTCGTAGCAATATTAAAAGCAGCTAATGGACTAGTTCCAAACTCAACATCTTTTATCCACCCCGTTTGAGAATATGCTTTAGCTTTACCTGATGTTTTTGTACCGTCATGTATAGAAACTATCCAAGTATCATAGCTATTATAAGCAGGTATATCTAAACGTAAACCGACTAATTCATTCTGTTTTAGTTTAGTATTAACATTTAAAATACCTTTCTCTACTTGATCTGATTTTAAAGCTGCAGCTATTTCAACATTTGTAGGCATGGGAGGAACTTCTTTTGCAAGCTTTATAGGCATCTGTTCTCTAACAACTCTAATATATTCATCTTGGTTTATATCACCTTCTTTTAATTTATTTGCAGCAGCAACAACTTCGTTATTACGCTCAACTCTTTGAGGTAAGCCTGACTGTTCTTCTTTTATTTTAACTTCAATATCTTTATCGGCTCTCCATTTTGTTATAAATTTTTCATCAATACCTAACTCATCATAAGCATTTTTTATTATTTTGGATAATGGACCGCCTATACCTAAAGCAACTCTATCTCTTTGATAAAGTGCAGTATAAGGTTCACCTGTAAAAGGATTAACTCTTTCCTTGGAGTCTTCTTTTACATAAGGAACATCATCAACTTTATACTCATCTCCTATTGCACCGCCTGTACTTTTTAAAAGTCTTTCCAATTCAGATAAAGTTTCTCTATTAGGATCATCTTTAATATCTACTACACCTGCTTTACGTAACATATTTTTGAAGTCTCTACCAAATGGAGTAACATCTAAAACATTAGAAGCAACTCCAACATAATCATCTGCTCTAACATTAAGATAAGATTTCTTAGGTACTCTAACTAAATCATCCATTAATGATAAAACTGGAACCATTGATGTAACTGGAGATGTAGCTCCCGGACCTGCAAAAGCATTAGCAATTTTATCTACTTGAAAAGGAACATTGCCTGACAATGTAAAAGCTTGACCTAGCCATTTACTTGAAAATCTTTCAGGAACATTGTCTTCGTTTTCAAAGTAGGCTGATGGACTAAGAGCAATTTGCAATTCTCGGACACCCCCATATAAAGATAGAGCAGCTAACATTCTAACAGCTTGTTTAGTATCACCATCTTCAATACGTGTAAGTAACGCATTTGTCTGTGTTGTTTTAGCTTGTGCCCATGACAAGAATTGTCCTAGTGCTCGTATTCCCGGATTATTAGATTGTGCAAAAAGTAATCTATTACCTACTGTTGGTATTAACGCATCTCTTTCAGCAGATTTAAAACCGGCAGTATGTAATATTTTTTTACCTACTGCATCTTTATAAGCTTCTTCTGCATTTGTAAATTGACGTAAAACTTTTAACTCATTTTCTCCTAACCCTAAAGCTTCTGCTTCTGTTTTTAATGAACTTTTAAATTTTTTCTTTTTAGATATGTCAAATGCACGATATACTCCTGCATCATAAGCCCTAGCCCTTGCATAGTTTGTTATCCTTTCTAACTGTACAATTTGAAAAAATTTCCTATTAAAATCTGCGATTCCTTTTTGCCAAACATTATTAGGATTGACTCCAAATTGCAACGCTCTTAATTCATTTTCAATTTGAGAACTATATTTGATACCTAATCCCTGATCAGCAAAGGTTTTACCTTCTCTAAATTGTTTACCATATGCTCTTATCACAGGCATAAAACCACTATTCTGTAAAGGTTGTATTAAGTCTCCTAAACTAGGTATGGCTACACGAGTCAGCATAGTACTGTTAGCTAATCCTGTTAAGCCTGCTACTGTTGTTTGTGCTGTATCGCTCCATCTTTGATTAGCTTGATACAAACCAAAGTAACCATCTATAGAATTATTTAATTGATCTAATTCTTTCTGTTTTAATTTCCTACTTCTAATACCTTTAGGGTCTACTTCTTCAATAGAATATTTATCATGGACTTGTTTTCTAATACTTCTTAATAGCTCGCCTTTTGGTCCAAAGGTTCTAGCAAACTCAACACTCTTTGTTGTGTTATTTACTAATGTTTGTAAAGTTAAACGAGGATCATTTATCAAAAAATCCTCCATTAATAATCTTGATTTTTGATCTGTTAGTATTCTTTTCTTTTCAAAGTTTTTAGTTAAAGGGATAATGACATTATTGTTTTTATCAAAAACTGTTTTAGTTTGTAAGCCTGCTAATGAAGCTGTAAATTCATCTGCTATTTTTTCAATTCGAGTAGAGTCTTTTAATGGATGTAAACTATTTTGTTGTGCAATAGCAGAATATAATTTTTCTTTAAATTTAACAGGAGACTTGTGAATTGCATCCCAATCCCACATTTGCGTAAGACCATAAACTTCATTTTCATCAAGCCTATTCCAAACAATACCTACATCATCTACGGAATTTGCAATTTCATCTGTAAATTTTTGAATATTATCCCTATATAAAAGAACTTTACGTGCTTTATCTTCAGAAAATTTAGCAAATACATCCTGCTCTGTTATGAATCTATTCTGTAATTTACCTGCAGCTATAGCCATCTCATCATCAATAAACGGAAGCACCTCTTCATTTATAACTCTACTATATTCTTGTATAGCTAACATCTCTCTCTCTTCTACAGATAAAGATGCCTTACCTTTTAAAGTTGCTCCCTGTTGTTTAAATAACAATTTACTAGTAGTGTCTAATGGACCTCCATACGCACTTAATCTAGAAGCAGTAGTGCCCGCAGTATTAATTTTAGCCCACGTAGCTACGCTTCTTCTTAATTGCTTTTCAACAACTTCTTCAGCTATCTTTTTATTCTTAAAAGAAAAATCACTTTCTTGTATTCTTTTTTGAAATACTCCTGCTGTAATACCTAAAGCAGTTAAACCCCACATTAAACTACTATCATCTTCATCACCAAAAGCAGAACCAAGACCATAACCTACTGCTCCTCCAAAAATAGGTCTAGTAGTTTCAAACATAATAGAACGAGTTAAATTTTCAGTAAGGTTTCCTTTTTTATTTAACTCAACTGCAGCCGATAATCCAACATCAGCAATATTATTAGCTTGGTCATATAATTTATCATATTGAGAACTACTAGCTTTTCTAGCATTATTTGCAGCTTCTTTTAATTCATCAAAATTCTTGACACCTACCCTAGTATATATTGAATTTAATTCTTCTAAAGGTTGTTTTAATACTTCATCAACATCATAAAGTTTGTTTAATTCTTTATTTAAAACTTCAGATTGATTTATTTGTTTTTTAACTATACCACGTTCTTTATTAATAACAGACTCTCGTATTTTAGATAGTGGAGTATATGTAGGACTAACTTTACGAGCAGGAGCTTGTCTAATTTTATCTAAATCTTCTTTACTTACGACTCTCATTTTTTGATCGTCACGTAAGACAGCAGGTTTTGCTCTTAATTCAGCTAACTCCTTACCATATTGTTTTTCTTTAAGAGATATATCTTTTTCTATTTTTTTCTTTTTACCCTCTAAACTTTTATAGTCTCCACCCCTCATACTTTTTTTAAGTTTAACAGCATCTAAATACGCATATCTAACTTTTTCTAGATCGTTTACAATTTGCCCATTATTGGGGGCATCTTGTAAAGCCATTACACTTTTTTGAACATAAGGTTGGGCTAATGCACTAGACGTAACTTCGTCAAGGTCTGTTAATTCTTTATCAGATAATGTGCCCCTGCCAAATTTTCTAGCCACCACATCTCCTAATAAACTAGAACCACCGCCTATTGTTCCTGCAATAGCTAGAGTTGTTGGATCAACTTCTCCATATAAAGTTTTTTCTCGTAATGCCACGTCTGCTGTAGTTATTCCTGCTCCGGTAGCAGCTACAGCAACCTTTCCAGATTTAGCAATTTTGGTCCAAGGAACTAAGAATGTTATAGGGTCTGCTAAAGCAACACCTACTCTTCCTGATAATATTGCAGCATCTTCCTCTTTTTCTTTTAATCCTTTAAATTCAGGGAAGTCTTCATATATCTTTGCTTGTCTCTCAGCTTCTATTCTTTTAGAAGCCTCATCAAAAGTTTCTTCTGAAAATGCAGATTGTAATGCTGCTTTACCTAATCTATAAGCACTCCCTATTATAGCAGGCTCTTGAGCAGCCCCATATGCAAATTTTCTAGAAGTGTCTATGTTTTCTAGATTTACGGATTGTGCGAAGTCTATAGGTTGAGTAGGAGAAGATGAAGATGAATCTTGCAATTCACTAAACATAGTTTGAAAATCATTAGATTTTTCTTCTTTTTCATCAGACTCTAACTGACTAAAAAGATTTTGAAAATTATTAGACATTATAAATTAACTTAAAAATTCAGATATTCTATCTAGTAGAGTAGGGTCTTTTTCTAATCTTTTTTCTAACGTAATACCCATTCCTCTGGTTGCTTCTTTTACAAATGTATCCATACTGAAACCAAACAACTCTTCAAATTGCTCTTGTTTGTTTTGAGATTCTTTTAGTTTTTGTTCATAAGCATCATATTCTGAAGCAGTTAATGTATATTTAAATCTAGGTTTAGAAACAGAGCTTCTTCTTATATCTACAATCATATTAGTAACATTATCTAAAACACTTTGTTCTTTTTCTTGTGCTTCATCACGTGCTTGTTGCTCTCTTCGTTTGTCAGGTATTCCTGCTTCTATTTGATATTTACTGTATACATTTCTATCATCTACACTTTCATCAAAAGTTAATGGAAAGTCTCCTCCTAACTCCTCACCATACTCTGCTTCAAAACTTCTAGCAAATTCTTGTCTAAATTCATCCGTTAAACCTCTCCATTTTTTCATGGTAATCATTCTTCTTGCTTCTTCTGCATTCGTAGGAATACCTGTATTTTCATACTCTTCTTTTTCATATGGTTGACTATCAAAAACATATTCATCTTTAGTAAAGCCACTAAACAAACCTTCTTTATTCGCTAAACTAATACCACGTAATTGTGTTTTTAATGCATATTCAATTGCTACTGGTTCTAAATTTGTATTTAGTGTACCTTTCTCAACAATACCATATCTAATTGCATAGTCAGCATTACGTATAACTTCGTCTAGAAAATATGCCATTTCTCCGTCATTTAAGTTTTTAATTTTTTCGGCTTGCTTTTCAGGTAATCTAGTAATTTTAGAAAGTATAGCATTTTTTGTTTCTTTAACATTAAAAGAAGATTGTGGTAAAGGTACAATACCTTCTCTAGTTATAGCACTATATAATCTTTTATCAGATTGTTTTTCAGATTGTCTTAATTTATTTAGTAATTGATTTTCATTTAATGCTTCATCTACAAAATTAGTTTGTTTCCAATTACTCCAATCAGCCACATACTCACTCCTATCTTTCGGTTTTAATCGTATAGATATTGAAGGCTTTAACATGTCTCCCATTTCCTTTTCAGTAAACATTGTAAATGATTCGTTACCGTCTACGTCTGTTATTATTTTATAGGCTTTACCATCCCTAAACTCAATTCTAGTTTTTTCTTTTCTAAACTGACCTTTGGCAGGATTAAATAAATCTAGATCAGCAGCTACTTGAGTACTAACTCCTGCTTTCCCTGTACCTCTTCTAGATTCTAATAAATCAGGAGAATATGTTGTTTTAGTTTTATCTATATCAGCAAGTTCAATTGGATCACGCCATCCAACTTTTTCTGCTATAAAATTGAATACTCCTGCAGGAACTTCTTTTTTCTGCATATCTCGTAATGGTGAAATATATTCTTCTAATGTAGGAGCAGGCATACTAACTCTATTTTTGTTATAAGCATCTAGTTTAACTTGAGCAATCCTATCTAAATCAGCTAAATAATCTTTAGAAAATTCATCATTTGCATCTATAGTACTAAAATCTGCGTCAGCATATTTAGGTAGTTTAGCTAAGTCAGCAGCAGCTAATGTTCTTGCATGATACATAGCCCCATCACCATTTTCTATAGCATCTCTAAAACCTTTTTGACTGTCATACTCTTTTTGAAGTCTATTATAATCTGCTTTTTCTTTTATAATTAATTTTTCAATTTCGTTGTTGCGTTCATCTAAATTTCGAGTTGCTCTATTTTTCATTATTTGATCAATAGTAGAAATTCCTGTAAGCCAATTTTCAATTTTTACATCTTTAGCAACTCTTTTTTGATATTCTTCATCTCGTCTTTGTTTTTGCTGCAACAACTGACTTCCATATTCTACCGAGGAAAGATTTGTTGGGTCTATTTTATCTACCATTTTATGTTCTCTCTAATAAACTATTATTTTTTTCTTCTTTACGTCTTTCCAAAAGACTAACCAGTTCTTGAGGAGGTTCAAAATTTTCAACCACTTCTAATGCTTCTTCTGGTACAGATTGTTTAGTAATTTGTGATGGTCTTAAATCTTTAAATTTTAAATGTTGACTCATTTGAGAATTTATATTTTTTATATCCTCTAAAGATTTTTTATCATTTTCTTCTTCATCTTCTTCATAAGATTCAAACGTATCGCCTTCATATAATAGATAATCAATACCACACTGCTCGGCAATAGATGCTAGTATATACATAGTAGGCTCTATTAGTAACATCATTAAATCTGGATTCCATTTACCTTCTTGAAATCCGGCTTGAAGAATTAATGACGCTAAACTACCAACGGGCATACCATCTGCTAAAGTTAAAGCAATCATTTCATATGTTTCTTTTTCATATGAATCAGCAACAATTTCCATAGTAGCAGAAGATACGTTTGTAAACTTAGGAGGTTGCTCCCAAGGATACTTAGTATCAGGGTCATTTGTTAATGACTGTCCGGGAACAGGTCTTTCAAAAGGTGTTCTTCCCCCGAAACCTTCTACATTTATTAACTCATCTGGATTGATTGACATGTATATTCTCCTTAACTAGCTAACAGGGTCGTGTCGTAAATATGTCCTGCTTGTTTATATTTGTTTAATAAACTTAACGCAGTGGTAGGTGAAGGGCTTGGTAAACTCGTTTGAGATGCAAACTGCTCCATTGGCATTTGTCCATAGAGTCTTTCTTCATTTGCTGATAATGCACTAATTGCTCCTGAAGTATCGCTCCTTCCTTGAACATAAGGATCAGGAGGGCTTGCTAATAAACTTGCAACTGTCATACCTTCTCCAATAGTAGTATTTCTTACAAACTTTGGTAGGTTAGTATCTTGAAGCGGAGCATAACCTAATGATTTATCATATACTTCTGTTAAAGTTTTAGACTCATCTAAAATATCTGCAACTCTAGGAAAGTTCCTTTCTATAAATCCGGGTTGTTTAGGGTTTACTGTAGGTAACGTAGGATCAGTTAATGCGAAATCAGGAGATACACTTTCCATTGCTAGGTCTGTACCAAATTCTACTGGTTTAGTAGATTCTAATAAAGATGTAGGTGTTTGTTTCATAGAACCTACTCGACTTGTTTCTTCAAGTAATCTTCCTCCTCCAGTTTCTGTTCCTGCAGTTACAATACTACCATCTGTTGTAGTTCTTACAGCTTGCTCAGTTACATCTGTAGGAGATGGCATACCGGCAAGTTTATCTCCAATTATATCTGCTTTTTGTCCTCCACTTACAACTGCATCACTTGCAAAATCAACTGATGATCCTGCATTTTTCGCAACTTCATTACTTAATTTTTCAGCACTTGCTTTTTGTGCTGTTGCAGTTTCACCAAACATTCCTTTAATACCATCGGTAATTGTACTAAACGTAGCATTGGCAGCATTACCCATAGCTCCTAAACCATTAGAAAATGCTGTGCCCATTCCTTGTCCTGCCCATAAAGTACTCGTAAAAGCTTTTGCTCCACTTAGCATCCAACCTCCAATCATCATCATACCTATAGTACCGACAATCTTGCCTAGTTTAGTTTTCATAAGTTTCTTAAAAGGCTTACCAATAGCTTTACCTATTTTCTTTATTCCTTTACCTATCTTTTTAACAAATTTCTTAAGCATAATTTTTACCTTCCATAATCTGGATCATCCGCACCAGTAGCAGTTTGTGTAGTATATCCATTAAAAACTCCTTGAACTGCCTTTAATGCTTGACTAACATTCCTACCTTTATATATTAAACCATCATTACCAAGCGCAGCAATCGTTAATGAAGCTTTACGTTGTAGTTCATTCTCATCTCTTTTAAATGCAAAGTCAGCTTCATCTCTAAGTTCTTGCCATAAAAAAGCTTGAGCTTGCATACTCATACCAAAAGCATTCTGTGCATTCTGTTGATTAATTGCATTTTGTGCTGCAGTATTAATTGTATTTGCCTGTCTTCTCCATTGTGTATTAGCTTGTTCAATAGCCTGTGCATTCTGTACATTCCATTGATTCTTAGCAAACTCTTGTTGAGCATTGTATTGATTAATCTGTGTTTCAAGCTGTGCATTTAATTTAGAAACATCGGCTGCTCTATTTGCATTCTGTGCAGCAATTGCATTTTCTTGTTGTACATTAAACTGTTCCATTGCATTTTGCTGTCTAGTATTATCCATTGCAACTTGCGTAGCTAAGTTAGCCATAAACTGATTAGTTTGATTTTCACTAGCAGCATTAAATTGTCTAGCTGCATTTGTCGCAGCTTGATTACTTAACATAGCTTGCTGTTCTGCTTGAGCAGTAAACATCTTAGCTTGTTGATCATTAGACAGGTTTGCCATATCCATTTGTAGAAATGCTGCTGCATTCTGTGCAGTTAGTTTAGTTATGTTGTTTGCTTCTGCTAAATTAATCTGTGACTGTATAACTGCATTTTGTATTGTAGCTTGTTGATCAGCACTAGCCTCGGTTAAACTAACTGTTTGTAAGAATTTACTGTTACTTAATGCTGTTTGTTGATCAGCACTAAACTGTGCCATGTCCATTTTAAAAACATTACTAGCATTAGTCAATGCAGTTTGCTGTGCTCTTTGTGCATTAGCTTCAGCTTCTGCAGCCTCTATACTTCTTTGCTGTGTTGCTGCTTGTTGTAGTGCAGTTGCATTACTTTGAGCAAGAGGCATAGCAGCTTGTATAATAGAATTAAATAAAGCATCTCTTCCTACACTAGAAGCACTTAAACCTCTAGCTGCTAACATTTGTTCTACTTTAGCTACTGCCGGAGAAGCCCATACAGGTATTTCTCCATTTTCCATTCCCTCTAATAAACCATTCAATTGCCCTGTGACTAGAATTTGTTTATCTACTCCTGCAATAATTCCTCTTTCTTCTTCTGTAAAATCTGTAAGCCTATCTTCAAGAGCTTCTATATCATCACCAATTTCAGCAATTTGATCTTCTGTAAGACCTGCATTTCTTAATTGTTTTTTAGCTCTAGTAATTTTTCTTAAACTTGTACCTGCATTAACTGCGGCTGTAGCTTTTGCACCATCACTAATTTTACCTACAACTCTTTTTGTTAAAGCACCTTCCTGTATTTCTACATCTGCTCCTTCAATTTTTTCAACATCTGCAACATCTGCTGCTGCTGCGATTTCATCTTCAGTTAGTTCTGCATCTTCGGATACTTCACCTTGAGCAGCTTCAGCTACTGCAGAATCTGTCTGAACAGCATCCATTTTAGCTGCAGTTACTGTATCTGGTGCAGCAGTTGTAGTAGCAGTACCTGTAGTTGCGGTAGCATCTGTAGCTGTAGCAACTCCTGCTTCTGCAACTGACAAATCTGCATCAGTCATTTGCTTAGTTTCAGCCTCTATAGTCTCATCAACTTTTTCAGCATCAGGTATAACAGCTTCCGGAGGTACTTCTCCTTTAGCAGAAGACTCAACAGTTTCTGTAGTTCTTGCTATTCTTTTTCTTCTTTCATCCGGATCAACTGAGGGAGGTGGTTCTGTAGGAGTTGGAGTAGGAGTAGGAGTAGGCGTAGGAGTAGCAGTCGGCGTAGGCGTAGGCGTTGGTGTTGGTGTTGGTGTTGGTGTTGGAGTAGGCGTAGGAGTTGCGTCACTTCCATTTTCCTGTTGAGCATCCATCTCATCTTGACGACCTGTTTCACGCTCACCACCATCTTGATAACCTACACGTCCACCTTGAGTATAGTCTTCTCTCAATCCTTTATTATACCTTTTTCTCTGTTTAGTTTTATTCTTCATTATTTAACCTCGAAAAGCTTGTCAAGTTTCTCTTCAATTTTATCTAACGTATCAAACACTCTATTCATTCCATCTGATAGTTCTTGTTTAGTTACGTATTCTTTTGCCATCTCTTCTCTTGTTTTATTTAAAAGTATGTCAAGTCTTTTAAGCTCTGACGTGTTTGCACGGATGC